AAAAAGTGCTTTTTGTTTATAAAAACCAAAAAAAAAGAGGACAAAAGTCCTCTCTTTCTCTAAAAAACTACTAAAATTCTACTATGTTCCTACAATTATATTTATATCAGCAGGTGCATCAGCTAATCCATCAAATGGATATCCTGCTTCTGATGGTCCTCCTGTTGCAGGTATCCAAATTTGCCCTTCTTTTTCTCTACCAACAAAACCCCAAGTGTATCCTGTCATCTCTCCTTTTGCCGCTCCTGAAACTATTGTTCCACTTGTCATATCCATTCCATTATCCATTCCTAATAAATAAACATTATCATTTGTGTCTTGAACAAATATCTGTGCTCTGTTATAAGCAATTAATCTCATTTGGTTACTATCTGCTGCTGTTTGCTTTTGTAGTGTAAGAGCAAGTGTCTGCTCAAAAAATGTTGTTCCTGTTGCAGGGTCTGCTGTTAAATTGATTGTGCAAGATGATAAATCAGGTCTTAAATCATATTTATATACATCTACTGTTGGTCCTGATACTATATCCCAATCTTCAAAACCTGCATCACTCATTGTGTCTGCTGTTGCACCACTTCCAAAGGTGGCTTCTTTTCTTATATCTGAACAATAATTTACAGTAAAAAAAACTGCTTTTATTCCACCTATTACATCTTTGCAATCGACTAATCTTCCCCTTGTTAAATTACAAGCCATATCTTATCTTTTTTTTATTAATTAATGAAAGTAAAAAAGTAGGGGAGAATTAACTCCCCTAATTCACTACTATCTATGAATCCCAAACTGTTGAACCGTAAACTCCGTCTGTCGCTACCGCTGTTTGAACTCCAACTGCAAACTGCATTGTAATTCTCACATTATCGCTACCATCGTATTGGTACGTTGGAATCATTCTTGCTTCTGTCCAATCCGTTCCTACGTTTGTTCCGAATACCAAGTTTTCAGGATATGTAAATAAAATTACATCATTAAACATCCCTGGGCATCTGTAAATTGGAAATCCAAAGTAAGTCATATTGTCTCCATCTAAATTAAATCCTGCTCCTGATACTTGACCTTGATTAGAACCTGCATTCGCTAATGCTTGAATATAGAATCCATAAGTTTTGTTATTCATATAGAAACCTGCTCCTGGCTTCGTTAGAATACCACTAACATCACTTGCTACTTTATCATAAACTTCAGCCATGTAACCCAAAACATCAGCATTATCTATAGCATTGTCAAAATCTACTTCACTAAAATCTTTACAAGCACTTGCATCTGCTCCTGTTTCATCTTGTGTTCCATCATCACTTAAAAAGCCTGTTCCAAATGGTGAAGCACCTTGCCAAATTCCAATCTCTAATTGTGCTGCTGCTTTTGCCGCAACCACACCTAATAAAAATTCACTAAAATCGTTTGGCAAATCGCCATTTCTATCCATTCCCTGTCCAATCCAAGTTGGGAGAACTGTGCCTCGGCATATTTCCTCATTAACTTTTAAATCGGTTAAAGTCAATACTTGTTCAGTTACAGAAGTATCATTCCCTGATGAGAACGCACACGCTGCTGCTACAACAGGATTGCTTGATGCTATATTATTAATAACTGCTTTTGAATTTAATCCATCTAAAACTCTCACATATCCTTTTGCAATCGTGTCAGGTGTTCTCAATGCTGCTGTTACATAAGGTAAAGCCAATTGTCCTGCATAAGTATTATCTGTGATAGTAATATCAAAGTTATACTTGCTGTTTGAACTTAAATTATACATTTCTTTTTTCGCCATTTTTTTTGTATTTAATTTTTTATATAATAATTAATTCTATCCTTAATAGGCATATCGCCTATTTTTTTATTGTGCTCTTTAACTTCACTAAATGAAGTAGGAGAATGAGTTAATCCTTTACTTGCAGGACTATCCTCTAATTCAATAATTCGTTTTTCAAGTTCGCTGAATTTTTCATCAATAAAGTTTGCTACTGCACTAAATGTTTCAACATTACTTAATTCTTCTTTTACTTCTTCTGTAACAGCAGGTATTTCTGCTTCAATACTTCCAACTGCTGCAACTGCCGCTTCTTTTGCAATTTCAGGAGTTACTTCATCTCCTGTTGCTTCATCAATTGCTGTTGCAACTACATCTACCATTTCAGGACTTGCTACTGCTTCTGCTACTGCTTCGCCTGTTTCATCTGCTACTGCATCCTTAATCTCTTTGTCATCTTCTGCTTCGTCTTGCATTTCTTCTTCAACGACTTCTTCTTCTTCTGCATCTCCTAATGAAACTAATAAAGAGTTTTCATCAATCACTAATGCTGTTCCATCTTCAAGAGCATAATTTCCTGCTTCTAACGCAACCGCTGTTCCGTCTTCTGATAAGACCCTAACCTCTACTCCTGCACTCCAATCTTCCTCCTCGGTTACTATTGTTCTACCATCATCTAAAATTGCTTCTTTATAAAATACGACTTTGTGTGTTTTTGCACTCTTTGAAAGAGTTAATAAATTTTTAATTTTGTCTAATGTTGACATATGTTCTTTTTTCATAAATATAAATTTTTAAAGTTTGTTTATTTTTAACTACCATATTTGGACTTTATATAGCCACATATTTTCTTTGCTGTCTCCTCACTACCATACCTTTTTTTCTGGTCACGGATACATTGTTCCCAAGGATATTTCGCAAGTGCTTTTCTTCTTGCAAAAATTATTTGTTCAGCCATATAATTTTTCTTTTTGTATTTCTTTTTCTTTTTACCAAAATCATCTTCTTCATAATTATCATCTACTGCTACTTCGTGACTTTCACAAGCCATATATAATTTTTCTTCGTTTATGTTATGAGGATGAAACCCCCTACAACCTTTAAATAATGTAGCATACATCTCTGCTTCTTGTTTAGTTTCAAATAAAGGCTCTCCATCTAAAATAGCAACAGGCATTAATTCGTTGTCAAGTATTAAGTTTTTAATTTTACCAAATGTTCTACCATCTATATCAGGACAATCTTTACATTCTAAATCTACACTTTGCATATCAACTACCTTATCAACAAAAAACCCCTCTATTGAAAAACCCTTAACACTTTTTTCTTTAACCTGTTCCCAAATATCGTTATTATCAACTTTGATAGAGACCATCCAAGAACCAACAGGAACAGTAAAACCGTAAACCCTACTCTTATCACGTTTATCGTCATCCACAATCCAACTCTCAACAACTGATAAACCTGTGATTTCTTCTTGATGTTCAAGTGTGTGTTCTTTTTGTTTGTTATGTTTTAAAAATAATTCTGATGCTTGTTTTATAGTTTCCTTTGAAAGATATACATCATACTCCTCTCCTGTGCTTTGGTCTAATCTTGGTATCTTTTTTTCAGGCACTAATGCACAACCAATCAACAACCTTTTATCCTCATCTAATTTTGCAAATGTTAAATTATGGTTCTTATTGAAAAATATAAAATTAGCATCATCCTCAAATGCAGGAAATTGAACAAGTGAAATTGCTTGTATTCCAAACTCCTCCTCTTGTTGTTCTTCATCTATTAAAAGTTCTACAAGTTTTTTTTCTTCCATTCCTTTTTATTATAAATATAAATTTGTCTTTTTTGTTTATAATCTTACTTAATTTAATCGTTTTTTCAAAAAACCTAAAACCCATTTATTTTATTTTTTGTATCTTAAAGTATATTAACTACTAAAAATTACTAAAATGAAAAAAACAAAGTATTCAAAATTAGAAGGAATTTTAAACAAGACGTTTAATAAATTAGCACAACAAGAAGAAGAAAAATGGGAAATCAAAAAACTTAAAATAGAGGTTAAAAAAACACCTACCAAAACTCTAAAAAAGTTTATCTCTAACAGAACAAACGAACAATGGAATTACAAGTGCTCTATTGCAAATGATGAGCTGATAAGGAGAGGAATTGAAAATCGTTTTGAATAACCCTCTTTATTTATAATGTTGATTGTAATTCTAACTCCTCATCCAATGCTTGTTGATTTGTCATTTGTGTAGAAACAACATACGCCTGAACCGTTCCTCCTCCCTCGGTTGTTTGAGGTGCTCCCCCTGTATCTTGTGCCGCTCCCTCTGGAACATAAGGTGCAGTATATGTTATTCCACCACCACCACCTGCGCCACCAGTTCCTCCTGATTGTAGGATTGCTTTTGCTTGTGCTGCTGCTCCCAATACTGCTGCAATTTGTGATGCATAAAAAATAGGCATCGCTATCATTGCTGCTGGACCAGGCAAATCATCTGCTGCTTTTTGTGCTAAACTTAATCCTTGCATAAACCCAACACCTGTGTTGATTGCTATCTCTGCAAGTCCTGCTGCTTTCTGTGCCGCTGTTCCCTCTTTCATCAAACCTGCAATGCTCCCAAAGATGTTAGCTGTTGCAGAAGCCATAGCAAATTTTGCATCTGTGATTGCTTGTTGGTCTTCTATCTCCTTGTCAGTAACCATTTTAGCCAATTCTAATTCTTTTTGCGCTATCTGTTCTTTAAGTTCAAATCTTTTTTGTTCAGGCAATTCCTCATTATCAATCTTTTCTTGCATCAAATCAATTTCATTCTGCAAATTAGTTTTAGTGAATTCAAACTCACTTATTTGAGCATTTGTTAGTTGCTCAATTAATGCAATTCTTTTTTCAGTTGCTGCTGAATCAAACTCTACTACTTCAACTATTTGTGCCTTTTGTAATTCCAATCTTTTATTTTGAAGTTTTACCTCTGCATCAAATTTTTCTTTACTACCTTCTTTGGCTGATTCTACACTTGCTTCCAACGCTTCAACTTCATCTTTTAAAATAGCAATCCTTACCTCTTTTTCTTCTTTTGTTCCTGCTGTTAATTCTTTTAAAAGTTTTATTTTATTCTCATAGTGTTCAATCTCTAATTCAGTTAAAGGTATGGTTGTATTTTTTGTTGTGCTTCCTGTTTGTTTAGTGCTATCTTCTAAATTAACTATCTCATCATTTAATGCAGATAAACCTGATGATTGACTATCATATAAGGCTTGTTGTTCTGCTAACTGGGCTTGTAACACATCTAATTCCTCTTGCGCTTGTCGTGCCCATTTTCTTCCTAATGGACCCCCTCTCTGTTCATATTGTAATTTTAGTTCTTCTAATTGAATAACTTGGGTTGTTAAATGTGCTACACTTTCAGCCGATTGTATTATTGCTTTCCTTTCATCTCCATAAAGTAATTTTTTTCTTATTAAAGACTTTTGTGCTTCTGTATCTGCTCTTGCAAGTTGCTCCATTAAAACAAGTCTCCTTTCTTCCTCTCCTTTTGCTGCTGCTACTGCTTCATTCAATCTTTCTTGGGCTGCTGCTGCTTCATCCGATTTGTCCGCCATTGTCATTAACTTCTCTATAATCATTCCCAACATAACAACCAAGGCTCCTATTCCTGTTGAAACAATTGCTGCTTTCATTACTTTGAATGCTTTTGCAGAACCAAATATGCTCATAGTAAACAATCCTTGTGCTTTTGCTGCTAATTTTGTCGCTGTTGCACTTGCTATTGAAATAACTTTTCCTGCAAGACTCGTAACATTGGCTCTTTGTTCTGCTAATTGTCTTATTCCAATCGCAAGAGCAATTGCTGAATTTGCTTTAACTGCTATTTGTTGTAGTCGTTCATTCTCTCCTGCTAACAATCCTGCTGCACCTGTTGCTATTGCAAATGAACCTGATATTGTTTCAGCAACGGTCATAGCAACTTGCGATAACCCCATCATTTGTTTAGATGAAATGTCGGCACTCTCTCCAAGTTTTTTTAAATTTTCTGCTGCTGCTGCTGTGTTTGCGTTTATCGTTATATTTGCTTCTTTCATATCTTATCTGTTTTTAATTCCATAGCATTTGGTCTCCATCTTGAAACTGCATATTGTTATCATCCATCCATATTGCAGTTGTGTTATAAATAGCAAATTGATTATATTCAATCTTTACATCAACTGCCCATAAAATTCTCATACTTGCATTCCCTTGAACTTTGATTGTGAGATATGTGAACACTGTATCACTTGTCACTCCAAACTCCAAATTCCTCCTACTTGCATCACTATCTTGAATCTCTGTCTCTGCTTCTCTTTGTCCTATTACAGATGCTGTTCCATCTACGTTTTTAACTGCTCCCATCCACATTGTATAAGATGATGAACCTATTGACCCATTGTTCGCATCTTGACCTGACTGAACAGATGCACAAGTTGCTCTTAATGTGCAGAGAGTGTTCAATGGTATCTTGTATCTTTCTGTTCCACCTCTAACGAATATCTCGGTCAATGTAGCATCATCTGTTTGTCCTGTATAGGTCAGAACCATATACCCAGAATTAGTATTGTTTGATAGATTTCTTGTTGACAATACAAGTGCATCTTGCGTTTCACTTTTATAAGTTCCTGTTCCTGCTTTTAAACTACCAGTCGCCAAAGGAGTAGCAACAATCAACATTTGAGGATTAATGTCAGGAGGAGGAGCTTTAAAATTCTTCCAATAACAATCAGGGATAGAGGGATTCCAATAATAGCCAAATTCTTCACAACACACTTGGGTAACAGATGCTGCACTTCCATCAGAGGTATTAACAAAGTCAACAGTTCCGTCAGCATTAATTGCAGAAGGCTCTATTAAACAATCTCTGTTATTTGCTGTTTCAAGTATTTTTATAAACTCAACCTGCGTAGAAGTGGTTTCTCCTACTTCATAGTTTGTTATTTTATTAATTCTCCAAAAGCAATTATTAATAAAAATATGGTCATTGAAATTGAAGTCTATTATATCAGTTGGAGTTAAATTTACATAACAAGTCATCAGTCTTGCATCATCAGAATATATCTCGTTAATATATTTCGCCCAATAAGTTTCAAATAAATCATTAAA